TCTTCATACATTTAGGACATTCTGTCCAAAAATCACTAACAAAATTTGTTGAAATATATTCACCATGCTTTGAACACATACGTTTTTTTGTTGGCTTATCTTTGTTAATAAGATTTTTCAAAGTCATATTTTTTGCTCCTTATTTATATCCTCTATTGCTAAACCTATTAGGTTATACCATGCTTTTAACCTTCTAAATTGATTCTCATCTTCGTAAGCTATTTGTATTATTCGACTTAAACAATTACTTAGTTGTTTGTAGTCTTTTTCTATTTTTTCGGGTGTATAAGATTTTTGTTTTTTCATATTTTTTGTACCCCTTCACCGTAGTTAGTAGTAGCAAATGACTTTTGTTCCTTACAAATCCAATCAGATTTAAAACTTTGCCATCCTCGTGCTTGGCACATAACCAATGCATCCTCCAAACTAATAGAAGTTTTCTTAACTTCATTCTTTATACCTTTTAAAGCAGTTTCTGTTAATGGTGCTTTTTTGTTTTTTCTATGAACTAAGAAATCATCCCACGTTTTTTTACTTACATTACGAGGACGCTTTAGCGTCTTATTATATGTTTCTTGTTTATTGTTTAATGTTTCTTGTTTATTGTTTGGTTGAACCTTTGTTGAACGTGCGTTGGATTTAGGAAGATTGGCCAAAAACCTACGCTGTTCAGCAGATGCTTTACCTGCTTTAATTGCTGATTGTATCTTGCTTTGATATTTTTTTATCTCTTCATCAGCCCTTGGATTTGTCCATCCTTTGCCCACCTCTAAAATAAAAAACTCTTTTAAAACTATTTCTACTTCTGGTACGTTATCCTTCATGTTAATCTTTCGTGCAACAATTGCCACATCCTCGTTTAACGTCCGTTCATGTAGGTAATAGAGGTCTAGCAATCTTCGGTATGCTAGATCCTCCATATTAGATAAGTGTTTAGTATGGCTTATGTAGTCACCAATATTGAAGGAGTAAAAATGCATTACTCCTCCTTGCGGTAGTTATTTAAAACTTCTTCCTTGGCCTGTTCTGCACTTGCATCATCCATACCAATTGATTCTCTTAACCTTGATAAAGAATCTTTTGGTTCTGTTGATTGAGTCGCATTTGGTGTAACGTCTACCATATTATCTTCTTCAATTCTGACAACAGAATTAATCGCATCATTTTTTGGTAGTCGTTTTGCAATACGATGAATAACAGTCTTTTTAGCCATCTGGTCAAACCATTTAACCCAAGGACTATGTGGTGATGATGCACCTTTTGCTTGTTGTTTGCATTTATTTACATCATCCATATTCATAATTTCAATGTATTGTCCATCATTACTTGTTACAGCAATAGCATAAACACATACAGGTTTACCTCTATCACCAGTAATCAATGGCTTATGGGTTATGTGTTGTTTAGTTCCTAGCTCATAATCAAATAAATCATTTTCATAAACAACTTCCGCACATAAAGTTTTTATTAATCCGCTATTGTGCAAAACCTTAATAACTCCTTCAACCATAGGAATGTATTGAACTGATTGCCCATACTGAACTGCTGCTGATTCTTTGCCATCCAGGTACAAACCATCTTTTGCTGCACTCATAAAAGTTTGCAACAAACTATTCTTGTCTGCCTGTAACAACTTTGGATTTTTATTTAGCGTTAATTTAAGAACACTAATAAATTTAGATTCGTCCATTGTTGGTGGCAAAGCTTCTCTAAATTTGTCTGCCATTTTTTCTAGTGTGCCTTGCATGGCTACAAGTGGTGAAATTGATTGTGTCATTAGTTAAACTCCTTTAGGTAAATTGACTCGAAATCCACGGTATGAGTTGCGAGCGTTAATAAATGTTCCGACCATATCCTCAGTAACCATTTTTCCTTTAGATCCTTTGGACATAGCACAATTGATTGTTCCATGTTTAGAAATAATCTTAGATGCATTTTGACTCATACTTAAAATTTGTGCCTTAATTGCATCTCTTGTTGTGTTTAGTGATTTGTATTCTGCATTAACTGCAATATAATCTGCAATTAATTGATCCATTTCTGGGTCAGCATTAAGAATTGTGCTTGCGTCTGCTTGGTTACATAAATTTTTTATTATGTATTTTGCATCTGCATGAAAATTTGGCTCTGGTTCTACACCATTTTTAATTTCTTGCCAAAATTTTTCTACCTCTTTTCTTATTTTTTTGCCAATGTTTGGATCTCTTTTACTTTTAACTACCTTCATGGTGTTACCACCAACAAGTGCAACTATGTAGCCTACGTTGTAGCCAGTAATTTCTAGCTGATGTTGAAGTTGCATTGATATGTGGTCAGGAGGAGCAATAGTTTCTTCGTCATATTCAATCCAGTTATTTTTATATGCTAGTGAATCTACGTTCTTTATCTCTAGAATCATAGGTTCTTCTTCACTTACAATTTTGTAATCAAAAGATGATCCCATCCTCGAATCTGGGTCACGCATATAAACGTCAAATTGCTCAACCTTAAACTTGTTGCGGTTTGCAAACTCTAAAGCAATTGTGTCTTCCAAGTGTCTTCCCCAAGCCATTCTTTCTGTGTCTGGAACGTTAACTACCACCTTACTTTTTTTCTGGTGGTACAGTTCAAACTTTGATAGGTATGGGTTAAGACCAAACAATGCTGATACTTCAGTAGAGGTAACATCAAGCAATCTGTTTTCTAGCCATGATTGCTTGTCTGTAATTGGGTAAGATTTTGTGGTCATTAGTTAGACTCCTTTTGAAATTGAATGAATTCTTTGTTGGGAACTACGACTGATTCCCATTTGGCTACTGTCTCGTACTTCCAACGATAAGGCCAGAGAGGGGAGGAGATGTCCTTCTCCACCTCCCATGTGCCAGTAAACTTACGTTGCCTGATGTTGTCCCTACTAAAAACCTTACGGTCTATTTCAGATCTAACTTCGTTTAAGATTTCGTAAAGAGAACACTCGTCATTGGTGTAGACGGTAATTGTATGTTTTCTCATTAATCAAGCTCCGTCTTATCAAATTTAATTTTGATTAATGGGTATGACTCAACATCTGTCCATTTCTCTTTTGCTCCATCAAGCATTAGTTCATAAAGTCGAACTGCATTTGCAGCTTCATCTTCCGTAAACTTGTAGTTGCTTTGATTAGCAAGATTAAGAAGTTGCTTGTGTCTTTTTACGAGTGCTTTAACTCGTTGAGTAAAGAGAGCCTTAAATCTGTCTCTCTTATGCTGATCTCTTTCAGCGTCTGAATTAAATTTCATTTGATTTTGTAAATAAAAAATTTGTAAGGGATCAAAATAGATGCCCCCCGAAGGGGGCAAAGTTGTAACTAGATCAGGCCACGAGCTTCAAGATCTAAAGCATACCCAATTGGGTCAACTTTTTCTTGATAGTTGTAATCTGTACTAGAGGTCGTATCGATAAGAATAATTAATCTAGCATCTTTGTCTTTTTGACTAATCTGCCAAACATTCGTATCGAAGAAATAGGTATAGGTTTGGTCATTTATAAGAACTCTATAAGTTCCCTCACCTTGTACGTTGACTAATCCTTCAAGCTCACCTTGTATAGACATTTGTGTCTGCGGTGGATTTGAGTTTCGACCTGTGTTGTGGTTGGCTAACCAAGAAATGCATACTTCTTGACCAACCCTTGGTAGCAGTTGAGCTTGTATTAGCTCCTTGTTACCATCTGTCCTTAAAACGTAAGGAGCGTTGAATTGTTTGTTCTCCTGGACTTTGTTTCCAAAGTACAAAGAGTCGCATCCTAATTCAGCCATAATTGTTAATAGAAATTAGTAATTTGACATTTGAAGGTTTTACCCTTCGTAAACCATTGTAGCATCTAATGCTACATATGGCAAGTAATTAAAAAGGGGGCGGTGTTGCCCCCCTTACGATTAGACCGCTAATTTTTTAGCGTTCACTCGTACAGATACACATTTAGTTATCTGCTCAACTAATGAAATGTCTTCTTTCAAGAGTTGTCTTACTTTTGCATTGTTTAATGATTTGCGTTCAGATTTTGAAACTATTACATTAAACATCGAACCTTCTTTGCAGTCGATTTTTGAATCAATAGCTTTTTTTCTTAAAGATTCGTATTTTTTCATAATCTCTTCGGCTTGTGCTTTGAGATGTCCCATGTTATCCGCATCTTCTGCGGTAAAAATTGGTCGTTTAGGTCTGCCCATGTTAAATAAGAATTAAAAATAGAATTAAATAAGGGGTGAGAATAAAAGTCATAATTAAAATTATGTATCTTCATTTCTAAGTGTAGTCTAAATAGCTACAGGTGTCAAGTAATCAATTAATCGAAGGCATCTTTTCTTTTCCAGATTTCTACTTCTGTCTTGCATACTGGGCATGATGCATTGGTTAATACTGAGAACTCAGGGTAACCAATCATTCCTTCGTCAATATCGACATCACCTCCAACAATTAATTCTTTATGTCCGCACCAGTAGCAATTCATTCCTCACCAAAAATAATATTGTACGGTGTCAACTCATATCCGAGTTCCCATGCTTTCTCTAATACTTTCTTTTGAAACTTTGCAGGTATGCATCCATGAGTCTTACCCCATTTAGAAATATTTGTTGGGTCTTTCTGAATAGCTCTTCCCAACGCTCGAACACCGCCAAATTCAGAAATTACAAGTTGGTATGGTGTTTTCTTTGTAGTATGTTCCATATTTACATTGTAGCCATAAATGCAACAAATAATCAAGTAATTAAGCAAAAAAAAAAGAGGGTGTTAACCCTCTAGTATTTTTATATATCAGCAGGTTTGCCTTTCCAGTAATAAACAGTTAAATATTGATCTAACATTATTTCATGTAGTTCAAGATCTTTACCCTTATCCCTGTTTAAAATGTCTGCTATGTTTCCATCAGCTATAACCTGAGTTGGTTTTATTTTGTGCTTGTCACAAATTGTGCAATAAGTTTGATACTTCATTACTTTGTACCTCCTATCATTTCTAATTTGATTGTTGAAGAATTTTGCACAAATCTTGTCTTGTCTGCGTCTGGGTGATTAGACCATAAATTCTCATACTTGTTTATTTCATATAGCCATTGTGATGATGGCATATTTTTGCTATTACCATTTAGGTAATTTAATTTAGCGATAATTTCTTGAATAGTCATTTAAAACTCCTGTCTTTGAATTGAATCTTGTAATTCTTCTAGTTGTGATTGTGGAAGAAATCGTACAAATGATTCGATAAGTTGATAATCGGTGTAATTAAGATCTCTTAACTTGTCGATTAATTCATCTCGCAAATCTGAAGTTTGGCGTGTTTGTTCGTACATGGTCTTTAAAAAAAATAATTTGAATAAGAAAAAGGTGAGATTAACTCTCACCTATAACAAGGTTGGCTGCCTTAACTGCATTGCTAAATACTTTCATTAATGCTTGGCTTGGGTTCTTAGCGTTCTTAACTGACTTAGCCCAACTTGAGATATACGCTGCATGGTTTTTAGTATTACAAGTAATTTGTAATCTATTTGCTACCAACACAGAACTAAATTCTGCTGTCAATTCCTCAAGTCCACGATAAGTGCGATATTCATGCAACCATTTACGATTAAGGCGGTCTTTATGACCTGTAGCATGGCTGAACTCGTGGGCTAGTGTTGATAGATACTCCTCATCGTTAGTAAAGGAGCTTCTCTCAGGCATTACCACATGGTCTAACTGATCCTGATAGTATGCTTGATCACCTCCATGAATTAGGCCACCTTTAAGATCCTTAGAAAAGATCATTAAGCGGTCATGAGCAGTTTTGCATCTCTCAGAAAGTGGTCTTGCTTCCTTGTTGCATTCTGCTTTAAAATCAGCGATTGCTTTATCAAGTTTTGCTTGGCCTTTGTCGTCAAGTCCTACTAAGTCTTCAATGTTAAAAACTGAAGCACCCTTGAAAGTTAATTTCATGTAGAAATCAGGATTACCCTCTTTGTCTACTTTGGGTGAGCCGTCCTCATTTTTTAAATCAATTTTTAATAAATTTGGCCTTAAAATTTTTGCTGCTTTACTACCTTTTTTAGGAATGCAATTAAAATCTTTTTTGGCTTGACCGTATCCAATCCACATAGGCAATGTTTGACCTCTTAAAGTCATGTACATTTGTAGGATGATTGGATTTGCACCAGTATAGGAATTACCAGTAAGGAAATTATGCTGACCCTTAGACTCTGTATTTGTCCAAGGCTTAGACCAACAAGCATCTAGCTTATCTGAATCTAATAATTCCATGAAATCAGCTAAAATTTGGTCTTCGACCTTAACTGATGGTTTTTTTGCTGTAAATGTCATTGTGTAGTTAATTGAATTAGTTAGTGACAATGGGTTAATTGCTTAACCTATATATATATGTAGCATTAAGTGCTATAGATGTCAAGTAATATATTTCAAATATTGCAATTTACTTAAAAATTTCTTATATTTTATTTAATTTTATTCATTTTTTTATGACTGCTTCAACTCCAGTTAAAACCTTAGTAATTGGGGTTAACAGTAAAGGATATAGAATAAATTCTTACCATCACAATCACAATCCTAAAATTAGTGACGTTATTGTTGATGCCTTGCGTGATTTACACGAGGAGGACGGTATAGGATATTCTACTTTATCTAAAATTTTTAATTTGAATAAACATACCATAGCCAAGATATGCCGTTATGAACGCAGAGCAGATTATCCTGACAGATTCAAAACAATCAAAGTTAGGCAGGCCAACTAAAAAACCTGATCCTTTAATAGTTGAAAAGGTTTTAGAATATGTCGCAAACGGTGGTACTTTGCGATCATTTTGCAGGCTAAAAGGTATGCCTTCTTATAGAACTTTGTATCGGTGGTTAGATAAGGATCAGGAGTTTATGTCACGCTTCACGTATGTAAGCAGGTTTCTTGGAGCTAGAGCAATTGCGGAAGAAGCTTTAGCACTTGTTGATACTCCACCTCCTATGATCGGTGAGGGAGAAAATGCAAGAATGGATAATGCTCACGTTAACTGGATGAGATCAAGGGCAGATTTAAGACTTCGTTTATTGGCTAAATGGTATCCGCAAGAGTATTCAGAGAAATTAATTGGTATTGAAACTAAAGGTGATATTAATGTAAATGTAGTTACTGGAGTTCCTCAGTAAGAACGCAGTCAAAGATAATGTGAATTCTGTCTGTATCGCCTATGTTATCGGCTGTATGGGGTTCTTTATGGTTAAACCACCAAACATCGCCAACATTAAACTTTTGTTCCTGATCACCGCACGTTTGGCTACAGAATTGATTTGATTTAAGGACAATATGAAACCTTGAATAATAGTCCGCATATTTTCCCTGGTCATTGTGTTTTTTTACATGGCCGCTAGGTTTTAAATTAACTATTAATACTCTTCCCATCTCCTTAACTTGTAGCTGCTCCAGTATTGGTCGCATCAATGGAACTAGGGCAGGCTTGAGATATTCCATACATGGATAGTCATAAGATCCAGTATCCCAAAGAACGTAGTATTGCGACATCTTGAGAGGACCTCGAACATAGATACTCTCGGTGTCTTTGTGTGGACTACCTAAGAATTTTTGTCTTGTTTCAATCTCCTTCCATAACTCAGGCTTGGCATCCAACAATTGAAGCAATGGCTCAACGTCTAACCCTTCGGCTATGCGTTTAAAGTTAAAGGACTTTGTAAGGGTCATAATCGGTCTTTTGTGTGGCTTGTTTACGTCTTTTGATGTATATGTCCTCTGGTTGTTTCTTGGCTACTGGGAGGGCAAATGTGAGGGCTAGTGCATCAGCTAAATCTGGAGACCCTGCACCCTGTAATCTCTTCTTAATCTGATCCTTAGACTCAAGTACTCGTCTACCTATATTGTCATACCAATAAATGGGTGTAGCTAACTCTTGTTTAAGAGCTATGTCGTTAGGTATTGCCCCTCCTTCTTCTATCCATTGTTTCATTAACCACCACATCTCAGATCTACGGTTAATGTACTGATCAGGTTTAGTTGCCTTACCACCAAAAGGAATCTCGATAACGTCATACGATAGCTGCCTTAGTCTGTCGATGACTCCACTACCTGCCCCTGCGTCACAGAACACAGCATCAGGATCATGCTGCTCAATAAGGTTAGCAACTCTTGTTGCTAGTTCCATATTGTCAATACCTCGGTAAACCACAGGCTTAAATGATTGTCTCCCTTGTCTTCTGAAGATTACAGAACGGTCATCCCCAAATCTTGCCGGATCAATACCAAGAATTACTGGTGACAACTTTACGTGATCTGCTTGGTATGTCCTTTTAGCTGCATCTTCGGTATCTGCTAAAGCTATTAATTGATCATCACCCTGTGCCGAGAAGTCGCATAGGTACTCACGAGCAAAGGAAGTCTCACTCATATCACGTTTAAGACGAGTTACTTCATTTGGATGTAGGGAATCAGTATCAAATACGGTATATCTGGCAGCAGTCCAATCTTCTTCATTCATTGCCTTGTAGTACAACTCAGAAAATAAATTAATTCCTGATGGAGTACCGATGAATATAGACCACCCCAAACGGTCAGAGAGTGCAGGCTGCACAATATCTGTCCATAGCTCGTTCTTTAACTGTGCAACTTCATCCATGACTATTCCATCTAGACGTAGACCACGCATAGCATCGGGATTATCACCACCAAATAGCCTAATTATTGCACCATTATGTTTAAATTTTATAGATAATTCACCCTCATTTATTTCTATAGCTGATTGTTGTCTTAATGGTTCAATTTTTTGTTTTAATCTAGCCCATGCAATGGCTTTTGCCTGACGTAGGAAAGGAGCAACGTAGACAAACATAGATAATTCTTTGTCTGTTTTCATGGCTTTGTCTATTAGTTCCATGATTGCCAGTTCAGTTTTACCAGAGCGTCTATGTAATGCGTAAACACTAAACCTTTTTTTGTTTATATGACATTGTCTTTGCCATTCGCGAGCGGTATAGTCCAGACTTACTTGCATTAATTAAAAATAGTTTCAATAATAGATATATACATTATATGCCTTATGACTAGTGTGACCGTAACTGCTGATAGTACAGCTACTGTTAACGAAAGTAGAGTACCTAAAACAGAAATTAGACTCTGCACGTTAGATGAATTCAAGGTATTAGCAGAACCATTGTTTGAGGAGCATTACGAAGAGATTGCTCGTAACAAACAAGTAATGAAGCTAAAGCCAAATTGGCCGATGTATGAATCGGTGGACAATAACGGATTCTTGTTTATTTATCTAGCAATGCAAGGTGATGTTTGTATTGGTTATTCTATGAATATCATCATGCATCATTTTCATTATGCAGATCTAAGAATCACCCAGAATGACGTTTTGTTTGTCAAAAAAGAATTTAGGGGTGGACGATTAGGTTTGAAATTGATAAAGGTTACAGAGGATCACGCAAGGTCTGAAGGCTGCAAATTGATGTTATGGCACGCTAAAGAACACACCGCTTTAGCTAAGTTGCTACCAAAGCTAAAATATGGTGTACAAGAAATCATGTATTCTAAGGAGATTTAAAAAATGGTAGTATCAGCCATTGTTGTAGGAGCAGCTACTGTTGGATCACAGTTATATGCATCGCATCAACAAAATAAACAACAGAAGAAACAGTTAGCATTACAACGACAAGCTAATGCTGATGCTAAACAGAGAGCAAAAGAAGCATCAGATCGTGCTGATATTGAATTTAATAAAGCCAATAGAAAAAGAGCAGATGTTAGTGCGTTAACTCAAAAAGAGGAACAGGCAGCGATGGCAGGCCCTGCCGGTACATTACTTACTGGAGTACAAGGTGTAGACACAAAAAATTTAAACTTAGGTGGCAACACTTTATTAGGTGGTTAAATAATGAAAACAAAACGTGCAGATTTGTTAACCAGGTGGGGTCACCTGAGAGCAGAAAGAGCTACATGGTGGTCGCATTGGCAAGAGATTACAACATATTTGTTACCAAGAAACGGACGTTATTTTGAACAGGATAGAAACAAAGGTCATAGAAGACATAACAGTATTTATGATAATACTGGTACTAGAGCGTTAAGAACATTAGGTGCAGGCATGATGGCAGGTGCGACATCCCCTGCAAGACCTTGGTTTAGGCTAGGTACGGCTGATCCAGATTTAAATAGATTTACACCTGTTAAGTTATGGCTTAATGACGTAACAGAGCGTATGCAATTAGTGTTTCAGAAATCTAATACATATCGCACATTGCATAGCGTGTATGAAGAACTAGGAGCATTTGGTACAGCAGGTTCTATAGTTTTACCTGATCCAAAGACAGCAATACATCATTACCCTGTAACAATTGGAGAATATGCAATAGCTACAGATTATCAGGGCAGAGTTAATACTTTGTATAGAGAATTTCAAAAAACCGTAGGAGAAGTTGTTAGAGAGTTTGGATATAAAAAATGTTCAACGTCCGTTAAAAATTTGTACGACAGAGGTTCATTAGATCAATGGATCACAATTATTCATGCGATAGAACCAAGAGATGATAGGGAACGTGATTTTAAAAAGAAGGACAATATGAACATGGCATACAAATCTTGTTATTTTGAGCAAGGTGGAGATGGCGAAGATGTATTAAGAGAAAGTGGATATAAAGAATTCCCTGCTGTAATACCTAGATGGGGCATAGCAGGTGGTGATATTTATGGTAATTCACCAGGTATGGAAGCTTTAGGAGACATAAAACAGCTACAACATGAGCAGTTACGCAAGGCACAAGGCATTGATTATCAAACAAAACCACCATTGCAAGTACCAAGCTACATGAAAAATAGAGATGTAGACAGTTTACCTGGTGGGGTTACGTTTATTGATGGGCAACAAGGCAAGATAGAGACAGCATTTAACGTAAATCTTAATTTAAATCACTTATTAGCAGACATACAGGATGTAAGGCAGCGTATTAATAGTAGTTTTTATGCTGATTTGTTTTTAATGTTGGCAAATGCTACTGATACAAGGATGACAGCAACGGAAGTAGCTGAACGTCATGAAGAAAAACTGCTTATGTTAGGTCCTGTATTGGAAAGATTGCATAATGAATTGCTAGATCCGTTAATAGATAATACATTTAACAGAATGTTAGAAGTTGGATTAATACCACCTGCACCAGAAGAGCTACAAGGTATGGAATTAAACGTAGAGTTTGTATCTATGTTGGCACAAGCACAACGTGCTATTGGTACAAACAGCGTAGATAGGTATGTTAATAGCATGGGTATGGTTGCACAAATGAAACCAGATGTACTTGATAAATTAGATTCTGATGCATGGGCAGATGGATATGCCGATATGTTAGGTGTAGATCCTAAGTTAATTGTTGCAGGTGAAAGAGTAGCTAAGATACGTCAGGAAAGAGCTATGGCACAACAACAAGCAGCAAAAGCGGAAGCAGAACAACGTGCAGTTGAAAACGCAGTAAAATTAAATAATTCTAAAACTGGTGATCCATCTATGATGGATATGATGAACCAGTTTAGTGGTTACAACTCACCATCACCATTGGAGGTATAAAATGGCAGATCCAAATTTTACAAAGATGTCACCTGATTTTAAAAAAAGGTATAGAAAAATGATAGAAGAACACAACAGACAGGAACAAGAAAAAAAGAAAAACAAATCTAAATTAGAAAAATTTGCAGATACATTGTATGGAGGTAAAAAATAATGGCTGATCCAAAAAATATTATTCCTTCAAAAATAAAAAGAAAAGCAGCAACATTAGAAGCCATGAAAGAAGGCGGTATGGCAAATAAAAAACAATTAGAAGAATTAGAAAAACTTAAAAAACTTTACCCATCAATGTTTTAGTTATGAAAAATCAAGGATTATGGGCAAACATCCACGCTAAACGCAGAAGAATTAAAGCAGGTTCTGGTGAACGTATGCGTAAACCAGGTGAAGAAGGAGCACCAACAGCTAAGGCATTAAAAGATAGCCAAAGTAAAAAGAAGAAAAAAGCATAAGGTGTGACCGTAACCCAGTTATTGCTAGGTATATTAAGTCATGAGTGAATACAATCCTCTCGACCTCAAGAGTCAACAAAAATCTAAAGACAATAAAAAGTCTGAAGAAAGAATTGACCGCCAAAATGAAGAGTCGGACATCAAATGGCTGATGAGCAGCAAGAGGGGTCGCAGATTAATCTGGAGACTTCTGGAGCAAGCAGGTGTTTTCCGATCATCGTTTAACACTAACGCAATGGCAATGTCATTTAGCGAAGGTAACAGAAACTATGGTTTGCAAATACTAAACTTGATTCACACTCTCTGCCCAGAGTTATACCCGACAATGATTAAGGAGCAAAAAAATGTCAGAAACGCTGATGACGGAAGCCGACCAAACCAATGAAGGCAGCACACAGCAACCAGTAGATGAAGCCCAAACCGAGCAATCGGCAGAAGCAACAAATACTGAAGAAACACAGCAACAAGCTGAAAATGTAGCAGATCAGCAAGATTCGGATGAATCCTCTACTGAAAGTGAAACTAGCGAACAGGAAACCACTAAAGAAGGTGCTCCTGACAAATACGAGTTTAACGATAAGGTGGCTGACGCACCAGAAGTACTCGACCCCGAAGTCTTAACTGCATTCGGTGAAGTCGCTAAAGAACTTGACCTGCCACAAGACGCTGCACAAAAGGTATTAGACAAAGTTGCACCTGTAATACAGGCAAGACAAGCAGAACAGGTAGAAAAAGCAAGAGTAGAGTGGGCAGAAGAATCAAAATCAGATGATGAATTTGGTGGCGAAACTTTTGAAACTAATCTTGAAACTGCAAAAACAGCCCTTAATGCTTTTGGTACTGAACCTTTTAAACAGTTGCTGTCAGAATCAGGCTTGGGAAATCACCCCGAAGTAATTCGGTTTATGTACCGAGCAGGTAAGGCAATTAGTGAAGACAGTTATGTTGGTAATTCACAAGGAGCAAACGCTCAAGGTAGCAAAGTTCCTAAAGATTTTAACGGCATAGCTAACGCACTATATTCAAATCAGCAAAACAAGTAAGGAGTTATTAAATGGCTACACTTTCAACCTCAAATTTAACACTAGCGGATTGGGCAAAAAGATCTGACCCAGACGGTAGAGTTCCAATCGTTGCAGAATTACTATCACAAAGCAACGAAATACTAGATGATTGCGTGTTTAAGGAAGGTAATTTACCTACTGGAGAACGTGTAGTTATTAGAACAGGTTTACCCGGTGTTTACTGGAGAGCACTTAACCAAGGTATTCCATCAACTAAGTCAACAACAGCACAGATTGACGAAGCTTGCGGAATCCTAGAAGCTCGTTCTGAAGTAGACAAAGACTTAGCGATGTTAAATGGTAACACCGCACAGTTCCGTTTATCTGAAGATACTGCGTTCTTGGAAGCAATGAACCAGACACAAGCAGAAACAATGTTTTACGGTAACCCCGGAACAGATCCTAAGAAGTTTTTAGGATTAGCACCAAGATATGGTGACTTATCTGCTGACAACGCTGTAAACATTCTTGATGCAGGTGGATCAGGTTCTGATAACGCTTCTGTATATCTAGTTGTTTGGGGTGACAATACTGTTTATTGTCCTTTTCCTAAAGGATCTAAAGCAGGTTTAACTCACGAAGATCTTGGTGAGCAAACTGTTTACAATAGTGACGGTACAAGGCTACAAGCTTTTGCTACACGTTATCAATGGAAAAATGGTTTGGTTGTTAAAGATTGGAGATACGTTGTTCGTATTTGCAACATTGACATTTCTGACCTTCTTGGTAGTGCTAACACACAAACAGCAGCAGCTTCAACTAATTTAGTTAAGTTAATGGCTAGAGCGTTGTACAGAATACCAAACATGGCAATGGGAAGAGCAGCTTTCTATATGAATAGAACAGTTCACTCAGGCATGGCTATAGCAGCACTTGATAAATCACAAAACGTATTAAACATACAAGAAGGTTTATCACAGTTTGGATCAGCACAAAACTACTTATCATTCCTTGGAGTGCCTCTAAGAAGAGTAGATGCGTTGATTAACAGCGAAGCTCGTGTAGTTTAATTTTTTATTACTAAAGGAGATCTAAAATGATTACAGATAGTCTGCTCAGAGTGAGCGAAGATCAAGCAGTTACTTCAACAGCATACTCAACTAACACTATTGATTTAAGTGCAGCTAGAGATGTTGGTGAAGGTAAAACTTTGTACATGAACTTTGCTTTAACAGAAGCATTTGCTAACGGTACAAACATTACTTTTGAAGTAGTTACTAGTGCTAACGCTAACTTGTCTAGTCACGATGTTGTCGGCAGTAGTACAACTATTGCTACAGCAGCACTTACATTGGGTAAAAACATTGTTGTAGCTATCAATCCACAGATTGCAAGCAAAGGTAAAAGGTACTTAGGTGCAAGATACGTTGTTACTGGTACTATGAACGCAGGTAAAGTTACTGCTGACGTAGTAGAAACAATCGGTGATGGTCAAAAGTACTATGCTTCTGGCTTTACCGTAGCTTAATAAGGAGAATCTATGCCTATTTACAGAGCTAAAGTCAAGTGTTTCGTTGGTCAATCCATGCGAGAAGCTGATGAAGAGTTTGAATATAACGGAGAGTTCAATAGTAATATTGAATTAGTTGGTGGAACTGAACCTGACCTACCTGTGCCGTCTAACACAACCGTACCGTCAGAAGATGTTCAGCCAACTACTCAATCCATTGATTATGTATCAATGACTAAAGCAGAACTTGAAGTGTATGGTCGCACTATCGGTATTGAACTAGATAGAAGACAAACTAAAGAAACTCTTATTAGTCAACTTGAAGCAGCAAGTAAGTAGGCATTATTTTCTTATTTTTCTTACTGGGGGCTAGTAGTAATACTGCTAACCTCCTCTTTTTTTAGGAGATGTCATGGCAACTGAAGTAGATATTTGCAACCTTGCCCTAGCTCATTTGGGCGATGATGCAACAATAGCTTCGTTATCCCCACCAGAGGGATCGGCTCAAGCAGAAAAAGCTGCACGTTTTTATCCAATAGCAAGGAATACTTTGCTAGAAATGCATACATGGAATTTTGCATCAAAACGTGGAAACTTAGCATTAACAACTAATACCCTTGATCAATGGGATTACGCATATGTAGCCCCTGCGGACATGATGTCACCTGTCGCAATAATATCCCCTACAGCCCAAAATGATTACGCTACAAGAATGTCTGCCGGTGATACTCCCGGAGGAATAACAAGTAACTATGCACCTACTATTGTGGCAGGGCAATATACACCACAACAATTTTCATTAGAAG